GTATTTGTGTTTTGCAGCCAGTTCTGCGTCTGGCAGTTCTGACGGAGCTGCCCACACCATTTTGTTATCGTTAGCCGCATAATAAGGAATACCCTTAATATCTGTTGGCTCCCAAAGTGACAAACGAATGTCAATAACGTGAGCATCCATATAATCACCAATCTGGTGAATAATATCTGATTTGCCAATGCCTGGAGGTCCCCAAAGGAAGATAGGACGCTTTTTAGCAAAAGCTCGTTGGATTGATTTCTTAGCCTTGTTAGGCGTTACAGTGCGTAGTGCTGAGTTTTCCATTTGTATTACCCTTCTTAGTCATCAGTGCTTATTTCTAACTATACATATAGTATAGCATCATTAGATTGTTTGTCAACCCCTAAATGCTAACATTTACATATCCATCTGCAATCGCTTGTGTATCGTTACCGCGACGCATTACAGGACTAAATTTTAAGTTTAAATCGTCTATATTTGACGGATCTGCAATGTTTACAACTTTACGATTTTCTTGGTTAATGTAAATAATGTTATTCCAGCCATCAACTTTTTGGTATTCGCGAAGCGCAAACTTGCCAACTGCTGTATTAAACTTTACTGGATCTTTATATGCGCCGCTAATAACTTCTTTTGCTAGTTCTTTTATATCACAATCTACATATAACTCTTTGAAGTAATCTTCGTATAGTTCTGGATTGTGAACTGCGCTCTGGTGCTCTCCAAATAGCTTCTTTGACTTTTTACCAGGTACTGTACCGCTCCAATACTTTTTGTTTAAAGTGTCTACCAATCCCTTTTTAGTAAGTCCGGTCTTAACAGGCTTTAAACTTGCACCATCTTTTTTGATTTCAACTTTTTTGTCGCTATCAAATACACCGTCTGAATCATTTGAAAACCGATAGTTTGCTAAAATCAAAGGAAGAGCAAGTTCACCAGCACCTACACCTTTACCGTTGTTATCCATTAACACAGTAAAAAGTTCCATAAAAACTTTATCGTTTCGTAGTGCTGGAGATATAAGGTCGTCTAATGTACAACGAAAGTTTTTATTAAGTATGGAACTATCTGTAAGATTGCTATCATCTTCTAAAAGATCAATAGTGTTTTCTGCATTACCTAAACCAGTTGCATCATAATAGACAAGATATGCTTTGAAGTCTTTTACAAACCGATCCGCGGCTGTATGTCCGGTAATACCGCGTTTCTCTAATAGAGCTTCTGCTCTTGTTAGGATGGTTGTATACATTTTTGATTCCCTCTTGCATTTTCAACTATACATATAGTATAACACAACTACGGTATAAGTCAACCTTTTTTAGATCTGCTCATTGCTTTTGTTAGCCCATATTTACGTAAATCACCGCTAAAAAGAGTAAGCTCAACTGCTTTCCTTTCATTAGTTACTGTAATACTTCTGTTTGTAAGATAGTATGGACAATCAATAAACTGATCTAAAAATATTATAACTTGTGTTGTAAGTGGCATATCCTTTGGGTAAGGGATATCATATGTAGCAAGTTCTATTTGCTGTAGCACTTCGTATCCCCGATCTGTAAGTCGAAGACCGCCTGTTTCTTTGTTTCTAGTGTTTTGCCACCATAATGGCATATACTCTTTTACATTGGCATCTGTTGTACTTTTGCCAAGTTCTTTTAAAAATACCTTAGTATATGTTTCTTTCCAGTTCATTCTTCTTCAACAACTAACTCGCCCTCAGTTAGTTTTACCACAGTAAAATCCTGTGAGTTAAACATCTTGTTTAGTTTTTCTGCAAGATTAAAAGCATGACCTGGATTGGAAAAGGAAGTCTTTTTATATTTAGGTCCGGGGTAGTTTGTAAGTGCGTTTGAGCTTTTTAAGTTAAACGGCTTGTTCTGATGAAACACTGCCCATATGGCATCTGCTTCAAGAACTTGTTCAGACCGATAGGTTTTATTATCTACATACTCTAAAAGTACATTGGGCTTTGGTCTACTCATATATACGTAATCCTTATTAACTACGTATATATTTATCTCTTTAACAGACTATTTAACCCCAGCCAGATCCTTGATCGAGTTTTATTTCGATTGTTTGATTATCTTCTTGTGATACTACTAGTTTTTCTAAGTCTCCGTGTAGACGACTCATTACAATACCTAGTGTGTACGCAAGGTTCTTTGCATTTTGTATATCAATACGAAGTTCTTTTGCACGACTGTTTTCAGCATTTTTTACTGCTGATATAAAGCGTTCTATTTCACTTGTGTTAAGAGGATCCATTTGCTTTACTCAATGCTTGTTTCATTTCTATATCAGTTTTAAATGGACCTTGGCTTTCATAACGTTCGATTGTGATTAGTTTAGGACAAAAACTTTTAACCCATCCTTTGTCGAAATGAATGATATAATAACCTGCACAATAAAGGCTTTTAGATTTTTCACTTTTAGTAAACAACGGTAACTTATGTTTAACATCATACATACTATTGTACGGACAAACACTAGTAGGAAATCCGTGAACTTCTTTATCAGGTGTAACAGATTCGATATTTGTTGTTGCATCACCCCATTCGATATCAATGCCAAACTTACGTTTCATTTGTCTTGTATTATCAAAGAAGCATGTTTCGGCAGCACTACTAAACATATAACGCTGTTCTTCGTTATATGACATAGTTCCTACACGTTCGCCATTTTGTTCTACAATCCAGAACTTATCTTTTAAAACAGGTTTAGCTTTTAATGTCATTTAGGATACCTCGCTTGTAATGGTTCTGCAAAAGATGCTGCTTGATCTGCAATACGTTGCATATCCCACTTAGCACAGAACTTCATAAGACGCATACCAACTTGTGTAATGTCTTTAGGTTCTACTTCTGCAATGGTATTATTAATTATCTCTTTTATGTCAGCTGGCTGTGCAGTTAAGTCACAAAGTGTAACATTGCGATTGTAGTCATCTAGCACACGATGTTCAACACCTTCATGATCTACCCAACGTTGTAGCATCATGTTATTCCAGTTATAGCCTTTTGTAGTCTTGTCTGCAAATGCTTCAATAAGTCCGACTTTGTTCTTTGTGCCTTTCTTGCGTACACCAGGATAAGCACTAAACACATTATCACTAGTATCGCCACGCATACACTTTTCAAACAGCATAAAGTCAGGCTCAGGCGCAGGCTTTGCTTCTTTAGTTTTCTTATCTACTACAGGCGCACCTTTATCGTCAAAGTAACCTTCGTGTGTAATAGTAACGTTTTGTATACCGTTGTATTGACGTACATTAGGTGCAATCAGTTGTGCAAAATCACCGTCAGTGCTAATAATAACATGATTGTCATTAGGGTGTGATTGTACCCAGCCTGCAATCAAATCATCTGCTTCTAGTTGCGAATGACGCATAACAGTACAGTTAGTCTTTGTACTTACAAAGTCTTTAAACTCGTCAAAGATTTCCCAAAACACAGTATCTTCTTCTTGCTGTGCAGGAGTCATCGCATCACGAGTTTCTTGCCTATTACGCTTGTAAGGTTCGTAATAATCCTTGCGCCAGCTACGACCTTCTAGGCAGAACACAACATGATCTGCATCGAAGTCACGCCATGCTTTCTTAACGCCACTAAGTGTAATATGTAGGGCCATGCCTACTTTTGTATCTAAGTCACCACGTACAACGTGCCGAGCTCTAAAGAAAGTGTTTGCTGTATCAACTAGTATATAAGTTGCCATTTAGTTCTTCTTCCACATATCGTTTCAGTTCATGATCACCGATGTTGTCGGGAATCTCATTCTTATAGAAAAGTCTATAGCTATCACTACCGTACTTCCCAATGCCATATAACATTGTAGCATCATTTCCGTCCCATGTCAAGTAATCTTTTGACATTTGGCGAAGACGCTTCTCTCGGACATTTAACATGCCCAAAGGTTGTATAATCATTTTGATTGTGTCTGGAGCAGTATTTATTAAGTGTACAGGTGTAGGACAAATGCCTAACAGCATAGGAAGAACACGCTTTACTTGTTTACGGTTTGTTTGATTCAAACAAATAACACCTACCATGTGTTGCCACACAGTAGACACTTGCTGTTGTACCATTAAATCATCACGCATCATGATCAAACTCTTGGTTATCTAGCCAACGATTTATTACATTTGTAAATCCACAGTACATAACACTATATTCGTTCATTTCTCTGTAAAACATTTCAAGTTCTTCAAACTGTGAAGGAGATAACAACTCAACTTCACTTACTTCGTAAAACTCACATACATATTCTTCTACACGATCGATAACATCTCTTTCTATATTTTCTTCGTGCTTATACATTCTATCCCAACTAAAAGACATTATGATACCTCCGAGCGGCCTTTATCAATCGGAACAACATTAATGTGTCCCATACCTCGGTCAGTTGACTGACCGTCTTCTTCAAGCATTTGAATAACAATAGTTTTAAACCAAGCATCAACAATCTGTTCGTTTGTTTCACCTTTATAACCTGCATCAAGCAGTTGTTCAATAAACTCATTATTCCAATCTAGTTCAAAGAAACCATTACGAATGTTTTCAGGATTAACTTGGGTATCTAGTACAGCAACCCAAGGTTCGCCTTTTGCAGTAGCCGCTTCTTTTTCTGCTTCTAGTGCTTCACGACGTAGTTCTTCAGAAGTCTTTACTTCTTCTGTAGCCTGCTCTTTCTTTTTGTCTCTTACGAGTTTGTTCCACCAACCCATTATTTTTCATCCTTTAAGTATTCCACGCTTTGTGTCATACGTGTTATTGAAAAGTACTTAGGATCGTTATAGGTATGTGTACCTTCTGCTCTTAGATCAATATACATACCTTCCTTTTGCAATGTAGCCCAAAGAGTGTTTAAGTCTTTCAACTGCTTTTTAAACTCATTAACAAGTTTTGTTACTTTTGGATCTTTCATAGTCCTGCCTCCCTAGCACGTTTTTCTAAATCTACATCATATTCTTTTTCTTTACGATTTACTGCATCGTAAGAAGGATAACCTTTTTCGAATACCGGTGCTTCAAATGCTTGTTCGTGTTTCTTTGCTTTTTCCAATGTCTTAGGTCCCCCATGCATTTCCGAATAGGCTGATGTGTAGTCGGGGGCTGAACCTCCAACCTCGCTCCATACATGCTTCGGCGACTTCTTTAACATTGAGGTTGTATTCTTCGCTACGTCCTCCAAGCGGCATAAGATATACCGGACACTCGACCCCGGCGCTACGATACTCTTCGACAGCTCTTGTAACTTCTTCGAAATCGTCAGCAGTAGCGACAACAAACTTGAGATACATGTCACTGCCGTCAACAAGGCTATACTCGCGAGCGACAGCAGGCAGTATAGCAGTATCCCAAGGTTCTCCGCTAACACTAAGTTTTGGGGAACAAGACCACGTGACCGCAAATCTGTCTTGGTCTGTGAGATAGTTGAAGAAATCGTCGTGTAAATGTTGTGTAGTGTTTGTTTCAAATGTGACATTTTTTAAATCCTGCATACGTGGATGTTCGAACAAATCAATGTAGAGCTTTTGCCACGCTAACAAAGGCTCTCCACCGGTCATAATCAAATGAATGTCTTGACCATTGTCCTGTGTCCACTTACCTTCTGGAGTAAGTGACAGCAAATGTTCAACTACTTCATCAACTTCTGCTAGTTTGTTGAAGTCTTTAAACTCTGGATAGATACTTGCATATGTGTCACAGCCTGTGTGAATGATAGGCAAGTCATTAAACTCTTTTGTAGTCTTATGAACACCAGCATCGATAAGAGCTTTAACTTCATCGTTATACTTCTTACCTTCTTTGTGCAGTGTCCATCGATCTTTTGTTTCGCCTGTGCCAAAGTTCATGCAACGAAAGTTACAACCAAATGTTCTTAAGAACACACTAGGGACTCCAACAAACTTGCCTTCGCCCTGTACACTATAAAATGCTTCTGAATATCTTAACTTCATCGTGGTGCAAACTCCTGTTGTAGTTTAATGTTGTCAAAGAACTCTTTCTTTGCACCTGGATCGTGTTTAAAACTACCTTCAAGTACAGTTGTCTGTGTAAGTGAACTATGTGCCATAATGCCACGATTTTCACAGCAACCGTGTGTTGCTTGAATGTATACACCTAAGTTTTGAGCACCAGTTGCAGCCTTAATCTCACGTGCAATATCGTTTGCAAGTTCTTCTTGCAGTGTACCACGTCTAGCACACCATTGTGCAATACGTGTGTACTTGCTAAGTCCGATAAGTTTGTCTGCGGCAATAATACCAATGTACGCTACACCAGTAACTGGCTGGTGATGATGTGAACATATACTTTTTAGTTCTGAACGTACAACTAGCATACCTTCATAACGGTCATCGCTATCATTTGGAAATGCTGTTGCGTCGGGTTTAGGATCATAGCGTCCTGCCATAATCTCATTAAAGTACATTTTTGCAAGACGTCTTGCTGTACCTTGCGAGTTAGGATCGTTATAGCGATCAATAACTAGTGCATCTAGTACTTGATTAAATGCTAGTGTGGCATCTTCAATAAGTGCTTCTTTGTCACCTGCTTGTAGGACTTCTGAGATGTTGTCACCTGCCCAATAGCGGATGCCAGCATCTTCTAGTTTTGCTTTTATTTGTTCTGCTTTGCTCATCAATTTTTATACTCCGAGTTAAAGACGAGGATGTCTTATTGTTTTATTATATGATATATTTAGGTTTTTGTCAATAGTTTTTTTCAATATACGGCAAGTAGTGTTCTGCTATTGCACTATGTACATCATATGTATAATGTTCTTTGTCTACTACGACCATTTTAGATATCTTCATTCGATGTCTTTCAAACAAGAAATCTTCGGCAGAAGTATATACAAACCTAACATTGTCAAAATCTTTGTATAAGTTTGTATTCTTAGGCAAATGTATTCTATTATTAATAGTCCAAACATAAACAGGAATATTTGTTTTTCTTACCATATGATCTATTACAGTAAAATCCATAAGGTATTCACGTAGTTGTAGATACGTTAGTGCTTCGTGCCAAAGTTTTGTATAGCGGTATTGGTTTTCTAATATTTCAAACTCTCCTTTTGGATTGTCTAAACTTCCTTTAAAACCTTTAAACTTGTCCCAGTATTCTTCATACTGTCCCATTAGATTTTCAAATCTATTACCTGCATATTTTTTATCAGTATATCTATGGACTAAACCGTTTTTACTATCTTCACTTCTTTCTAAAAAAGTATCGTTTTTGTAACTTTCGCCTAAGTCTAAACTAGGATCATTCGCAACAAGATATCTATTCCAGTGTGTGCTTTGTATAAATATTTTTGAAATATCATACCTATCTAGCATACAACTTAGCCATATAGGAAACTTTCTATTACAGCCTCCCGCTTGTGCGTAAATAACACTTGGTGTACTATTTTTTTCAGCGTATATTTCTGCATAGTTATTTTCAGTCCAGTATAGAGGTATACCTTCTTTGTTAATGGTATACCCTGCACTGTGACTGTCGCCTAAAAAAAGTGTAATAGACATTATGCTGAGAAATACTTATCTAGCATCTCAATACGATCTGTTGCAGAAGCCATTTTATCAAGTTCTTCTTGAATAGCTTCAACAATATCGCTGTGTTCACCAATACCTACACTTTGATTCATATAAACTAGGATGTTTGTTTTTGCACGTTCTAGTTCACCTTCGGCGTGCATACGTGCTGCTTTGACTAGTTGTTCTTTCATTCTTTTGACTCCTTTAATCTTTTTTGTAGTTGTTTTTCTTCGTATTCTGCAAGTTTTTGACGATACTCGTCTTCACTTAGTTTATGCCAACCTATGCATTTTCCGGTTGGCGATCTTCCGCATCCACATGCCATAGTCTATAGTTTCCTTTCTCTGGTATAACGTGACGCACCCCGCCACGAGGATCATCCATATCACCTTTACGGCGTGGAATCAAATGTACATGAGGCCACATAACAGTTTGTCCTGCTTCTTCGCCTACATTTTGTCCGATGTTGTAACTATCACAATAACCCTTTTGAACCCAGTCATAGCCCCAAGCATAAGCTGCTTTATAGCATTTAGCCAAGTGATCCCAATCTTCCACCTTAGGCACAAAAAGAACATGGCCTTCGGTAACTGGAAAACCATCTTTAAAAACTGTATATTCTCTTGTATCAACTAAAACGTCCTTCCAAGGTATTTCATTAAATGTCATTTTCTTTTGCCTTGCATTTCTTTTTTAGCTCTTGCAAGTGTTTTTTGCTTTCTTGTGATTTCTTCTCGAAAGTTAATACATGCTTGCATCTTTACTCCGTCTTTATACATTTGCTCAAGTTCAGCTTTTTTACGAGCTATAGTTTTTTCTAAAGCTTCAATATATTCTTTGTTCATTGTCCTACATTCTCCCATGGGTAAACTAACCATACATCTTCTTCTGCTTTGTTTACTTCGTGTGTAGTGTAGTCTACTTTACCGTTAAACTCGCTTGACAAGTTATCTGTAATAGTAGCAAACCGAACGTTACGATGCCAAACACTTTCCCAAGCCTTATCTTCATTTGGCAAGCATGTACTGCGCCAATCTTCTTTGATCCAGTTAAATGTAGCACCAGTGTCGTTAATGTCATCTACAACGAGAATGTTTTTACGTTTACTAATATCCCAACGAGTTTTAAACAAGTCTCGTTGTTCTTCGTCAACATAACCAAATGCATCTTCGCTCATCCAACAGTTAGATTCACTTTCACCGCCTTGATTGTCCCTTAAACTTACTTTAAGGGCATCGCCACGTACACCTAACATATTGCTAAGGATAGTAGCTGGTACATTGCCGCCACGTGTAATACCTACAATGTAGTCAGGACGCCAGTTATCTTTATACATTTGCAATGCAATGTTTAGGCAAGCACGTTCAATGTCTTGCCACGAATAATAATGTTTCTTAATCATTGTTCATATTTCTCTTTTAGATATTGTTCATTTTGAACCCACTCGCCTTTGCGAATGAATCCCCATTCTCTTATTTTAGGACCTGGTATAAAGAGTGTCCAAGCATCAACACCAGGCTCAAGCTCAATCCGATGCAAACTACTTGGAGTACTAATTCTGATGTGTCCCGGTGCTCTCCAAAAGCGTCCTCGGGGAGTATGCTCCCAATACCCGCCACGCAAAATGATAGTAAGATAAGGCCAAGGGTGATCGTGTAAATCATCTAAATCTCCTTTGTGAAAATTGTGTAGAAACACGTTAAACGGAAACCATTTACGGTTTTTTAAGAAAAGATAATAGCGAGTTAAGTACGGCTCGTTTTCATAACGGTCCATAATTACTCGCTTGCGTCCTAGCTTGTCTAACCAGGATAAAAATTTAGAACGGAATGTCATCGTCTAAGCCTCTTTCTTTTAGTTTGCCTTTGTAGTCTTGTTCAGTCATTTTGTATATTGTTTTGAAGTTTTCGTATGCCTTTGCAAGTGCAGGATATTCTTCGCACATATTATTAACACGATCTAAACTAGGCATAGTATCTACAAATGGAACACTACCAAATGTAATGTTACTGATATCAAAAGTATCATCACTTACATAATCGTTTATGTCAATAGTAACTGTATCTGCAGGATCACTGATAGTAAATGTATCTGCTGTTGTTATCATAGTGTCGAATGTAATATTAGGGGATTCATTAGAATGCCAAATAGTATCACCAACACTAATAGTAAAGGTATCATCTTTCTTTGATTGCGTCATACAATGCTGCTCCTGAAAAAAATTCTTTGTTTAGTTTAGTACGTTGCTTCTCAAGGCTTACTAAGAAATCGTCATAGTTTTCCATGTACTCACGTATTTGTGCAACTACTTTATTTCTATGCTGTCTGTAACTTGTAAAGTCTTCAGTCCACACACTTGGATACTTAAACTCGGGTAGTGCCATCTCTGAATAACTTAATCTATCAGGAACCATAGGAATAGCATTTACAAGAGCACCTTCATACCAACTAATGCCCAGTGTCTCTTGTAGGTTAGCACTAAACACAAGTTTTGCTTCACCTAACAAGTTATGGTATTCATTTTTAGTAAGTTCACGTTCTTGACAGATAACAAACTCGTACTCAGGAAGTTGCTCTGCTAGATCACGGAAAATATCAACTTGTTTTTCAGGAGCAACACGATGCGGAAAGAGAATAAGATCTCGTTTTTCCATACCTTTATAGCTATCTAAACTGTTCTTTAGATACTCCATGGGCCAACCTACACGATGTATTCTATTCCAGTCAACTGCATAATCTTCGTCAAATACATCTGTAAACATATCAATATGGAAATCACTTGCAAAGAAGTTGTCATCGTAACATTCAAACATTGACATCTCAGCATGTCTGACCCAAGGTTTGCTACCTATTAGTCTGCCCAAGAAATCTTGTGGGTCATAACTACCAGCATGCCAGAGGCCACCAATGCTAACATTAACACCAAGTAACTCTGCCATGTAGCGTAGTTGTATAACTGTAGGATTCCAGGCATCGGTATACAAAAAATAATCGCCGTTCTTAACTTCACCATTGCAGAACATTTCTCCAATCTGTTCTAGTTGTTTTGACTTATAAACATTTGTACCACCGAAGTTAAGAAAAGCCCCAGGCGTAGTAGCCTGAGGCGTTTCTCCTCCACTAATAACTACAACTTCTTTATTCGTAGCCCGTTGCAGTTGCTTTGGAAGATAGTCCTTCCATTGTTTAGTGTAACGTGTATCAACTGCTTCGATGTCTACGATATAGATAGTCATTTAGTTTCTCCGATTGTTAAATTTCCTTCCGGCAGTTCGAGCTTTTGCTCGTAGCCAACCTTGGTACTTTTGATAGGCTTGCCATCTTGGCGAATCCTTTTTAAAAAGGTCTGCTTCATCAAAGACCTTACCTTCAAAGCGACAGTAGTCGCGGTACTTATCCAAGTCGTTAAAGACTTTATTATATGCTTCTCGATTAAACTCGATTGCCATTTTAGGTTCCTCTGCATTAAAGTTGCGGTTTAGGATAAAAGATTGAACAGCCATTTTCGCCATCTTCGGCTACATCAATTTCAACAAAGCGGCCGGGATACTTTGCAGAAATAGCTTCATAGAGATCATCTGCGATCATCTCACATGATTTATGATTAAGTTCTAGTACACCTTCTACATCATAAAGACGCTCCATCCAACGTTTAAACTGAATAAACTCAATGTCACGATCATTATGAAATACCTGAATACGTACTTTGAAGTGAAAGATATGACGATGTGGAATGCCAAGGAATGATACATCATCCCAATCGCCTGTTGCTAGTTTAGGATCTTTGTCAGCACCTGGATACATATGCACACCTTCTTTGCGGAAGGTTACCCAAATACTACGATCTGCTTTACTCATTACATTGTCTTGAGCCATTTTAAAATCTTCTTCTTTCATTCTACGTTTCATATAAGTTTCGTAACGTTCTTGTTCCATTGTTTTTATAGTATACTTTCATTCAATAACTTTGTCAAGCCCATATTTGCCCCAATCTGTAAACTTTTCTCTGTCCATTAGATCGTGTAAACTATGACACCAAACACCAGGATTAGTTGCCTTAAAGTCTTTATCATCAATCTTCAACATTGTGTTGTAGTTCCACAGTTTTGCATAAGGCAATGGAATGCGTAGTTGTGGGATAAAGTTGTCGTATTCGATCAATGGTGATTCTAAAAATGCTTCTGCAAGTGAAATGGGAATATCTAAACTACACAGTTTGCCTGCTGTTAAAAATGCTTTGATCATATTGTCCCAAGGATCCCATTGATCATTATCTTCTGGAAAGTTTACACCTGGATTAAAACTATGATTAGCACCAAAGAAGATATGTTCGCATTGTTCTTCATCGTAATGTTTTTGAATAACATCACAAGGTTGTACACCTGTAACAAATAATGTTTTTAATCCAAATGCAGGAGTCTTTTCTACTTCTACGCCTATGAAGAAAACTGCATCATCTGCTACACCAGTTTCATAATCACGCTTCATACTGTGCCTCTACAAAAAACATTTTTGTTCGATTAAGGTTTGCAATGTTTTCCATTTCATTCATATACTTGTCAGTAATACGGAACTGATAGGAACCATTTTCTTGTAGTTCTAAATAAGCCCACATACCTTCTCCTCTAATATAAGAAAAGTCATGTCCGGAGTTCTGCACAAGAACATTTCGACAATGGCTCCATGCTTCTTTAAGTTTCGTTTGGATTGTATCGTCAGTAAAGTCATGTACTTTCGCACTTACAACAATGTTATCGCCTGTAAGTTCGTTTACTTTATGTTTAACTCTGTACTGACGTTGTACTTTGTCAAACATATTATTACCAGCTTGCCAATCTTCTTGAACAATGTCTTGTGGTAACATTGCACCTACTGTATGTCCGCTTCCGCTATCAACTTTACGAGTTTTGACTTCAATACCTAACTTTTGCAAATCAATACCTTTGCCTCTGTTAACAGAGTATCCGTTATCTTCAAGCTGATCTTCAACCCATCGGCCGATATTACCACCGCATTCTTTTAGAGGAATCACAGTTCCGACTTCGATTGCTTTGTTTAGTTTAACTACATTTAATGTCATCCTAGTGCCTTTAGTTCTGTTTCTAATCTGTGTATTTCATCTTTGAGCCATAGCTTTTGAGTTTTCTTACGGTTAATAGCACCGTCATCTGCAAACTTAGTATACATGTCTTTTACTTCTTCGTCAAGTGCTCTGTGCTTGCGATAAAGTTCTTGCAGGTGTGTAGCAAGTTTATTGTGTTTCTCCGTGAAGTTGCTCATCTTCTAGTTCCTCAAGTTTTTGTATTTGTGCTTCAGTAAACTCTTCCGAATCTACTTCTACTTCTTCTACATCAAATAGTTCAGCAAACTTAGGTCTAGCACTAACAATCTTTTTGCCAGTATAACCGCGTGTGCCTCTGATACTCATAAAGAACTTTTCGTGTTCTTTAATAACTGCAAGTGAATCTTCTAGCGTAGTCTTTGAGAATATTTCTTCCACAACATCTCTAAATAGAACCCTGTCAAATCGCTCTTGTACAAGCATTTTCGGAATAACTCCATTGTCGTATTGTCTGTTCGCTTCTTGAACTGCATTAATGTGACTCCACACGTTATGACCCATTTGGATCGCATATGAAAAACTATCCCATGATGTTTTTCCTTCTTTACCTATTTTATTTAGATCTCCGGGAGCATATGTACAAACGTCTGATACTTTGAGTTCGGCAGTGATGGGACTGTCTTCAAAGTTTTTAAATACCCCATCTGATACAGTAGCATCTCTAAACAGACGGGTGTCTGTAGCATATTTTTTATCGTCAACTGACGGCACCATTCGATATGTCCATTTCGACCTGTCCGTAGTTTCATTCTGTATGTATACCTGTCCGTTTGCGGTTGCAAGGAAAGGACTAGCACAGTCAAAAGTGATAGTGAAGTTTTCATTATAATACTTCCTTACTGCTCGTTGAATGTCTGTTAACAACAATGCCCATTCGAGTTTTGAAGTACCCAAGAAGTGCATTACATCGTGTACACCTTTTTGTAGCAAGCCGTCGTAGTGTAGTGTTACAATACGTCTTAGTGCAAGCTCTAGGTCACACATGTTTTGTCCACCCATTGACCAGCCATTAAAATGATTATCGGGATACTTAACTGGATCACAAAAGTCTTTCATCTGCTCGTACCAGTCATCTGCTTCCACATGGTTTTCGCCTTGTAGTACGTTTAAGAACTTACAAGCACCAGTACGATGTTTCATAAAGTATTCATTGTTAATACGTGTTGCTTCTACTGCTTCTTGGTATGTTGAAATGCCTGTTGCTTTTGCGCCTTCTGGGCTACGTGCAACCCATGCTGGAATATCAAGGATCATACCATAGTCCATATAAGCATCCATCCAACGTAACACACCATCACGTTTCTTTTGTGCTTTTGGACAGTTAAGATCCTTCCAATCACCTTCCCAAACGCCTTTACCAATCTGGAAGCCGCCTGAGTCGCCTAGTAGCCAAGTGTTCTCTCTATCTCTGTTACGCACCATATCTTCTTTTGGAACAAACTTAGTTGTGTCTAAGTCAGCGTGTCCTGCAGAGTATAGAGTCCATTTGTAAGTAAATGCACCTTCTTGTGCATTAAGATAGTTTAAACTCTCAACACCATTAGCAAAGTTGCTTGGAATACGATTTTTGTCTACGTATTCATCATGACGCTGTTTACCAACGTAAGTGGCATAGAAGCCACTTAACGCTGGAAGAAAAACAGCATAGTCATTTTGTGTTGCAGTTAAATCTCTGTTCATTACTTGCTCTGTGCTGGTAGAATGTAGTCGTACTTTACTAGTCCTGAATCAACAGTGATCTGCATAGCACCTTGATCTGAAATACTCATTGTAACATCACCGTCCAAGTTAAGAATTGCTTGAACTTGCGCTACCGGCCAACTCCAAGTATGTGTAAGTGTACCTTCTACATTTGTTTCAAATACAAACTTACCTGCGTGTGTGCTTGCATCACCAAAGCTAAACACTAGATCGTTAACACCGCCAGTTTCAGCAGTAGTAACATTAAATGTAGGCTCTTCTGAATGTGCTGCCGCTTGCAACTTCAAACGTCCAATAGCACCAATGCTAGGTTGCAGTTTTACATTCCATGCTGCACCTTTAAACTTAACTGTTTTAAGTTTTTCTTCGATAATCGCTTTGTTCATAAAACGATAGTCGTTTTGGAAATCACCAGCATCATTTTCAAAGTGAATGTGTGTTGGAACAGTTTCGCCATTACGCTCTGCTTCAACTACATTAATCTTTGCATCTTTTTGATACTCCGGATTCTTTAAGTGTAACGCTAACTTGTCTAAGTTAGGCATACCAAATGTGCCTTTAAACTCAGCAACAGGTGCATGTGCAGTTGCGCTCAAAATAACTGAACGATCTTCTGCCATAGCATCAATCTGTGTGCCTTCGTCGTTGCTTACTTTTACTAAGCTAAGGAAGCCAAGTGCGTGTGTGTGAGCAACTACGTCTTGTAAGATATCTTTCATACTGTTTCTCCATTGAATAAGTTTATTATATTATCTTTGCCTTTGTTTGTCAAGAAGTTTTCTACTGAGTATTTAGGTTTAAAGCCTAGTGCTTTCATTTTTTCTATGTTAGCACAAGTCCAACTTCTCTCTCCTGGGGTATTTAGACGGACAGGTAAGTCCGGCGCCAAGTCTTGGATCTTTACAGGATTGCCTGTTCCGATATCAACTACACCCTTGACATGTGTAGCGTTGATTAGTATTTCTATTGCATCTAGTATGTCGTTTAGATGTATAAAATCTCTATAGTGCCTAGTTACATATTCTAGTTTACCATTTAATAGTTTGTTAAAGAACATATTTTCTCTGGGACATTTTTCTGAATACACTGTATGGAAACGCATACCCAGTGTATTTGGATAACGTTCTGCAAGTTCTTCCAAACAAAACTTACTAGCCGCATAAGGATTTAGATCGGGTTCGTATGCGCTCGAACTACTCGCATATAGTATGCGTGTATCTGCATAACGTTCAAATAGTTTACGACTTGCTTCTACATTATTAAACCAATAAGAACTAGGATCACTTAGGCTTTCACGTACACCGCTTTTACCTGCAAGATGAATAACAAGATCTACTTCACGCCATCGATCAAATGTAAGTAAATCTTGTCCGTCTTTTAAGTCTATACCGTGTACCGCTTGTACATCGTTACGTAAACTCAATCTATCGTATAAAGCACTTCCTACGAAGCCTTTATTTCCCGTAATCAGTATATGCACGTAGTCTCTCCCAGGTATCCATCCAATCTTTCACATGATAGGCCATGCCGTATTTGATAATACTTCCTAAAGGATAGTCGTTTCCAGCTGGATCCATTCTATCACCAAAAAAGTTTATCCATTCATATTTTGTAAAGTCATTGATTATTTGACTTTTATTTGCACCTTCGGGTGCAATATCTATTCCTGTTTCGCCACCAGGCCTTGCTTCTAGTTCTTTAAATAGTTTATTAAAGTTATGTGAAATAACTTCTCGTTCGTTATGCTCTGTATCCCATTCAACATATAGCTTACGTTCGCCTAGTGTAGCGTTACGTCCTACTATACTAAAGTTTACTAATCCGGGCCTATGTTCAAAGTGTAACCCAGTACGCAACGGAAATGCACTTGCAGTTAGTTGTTCACTTAACCATTCGTGTGCATCTTCTGGCAGTGTCCATTCATTTGTGCGAACATTTACACCTTTTTCCCAAACATCATTGCCTGAACAGTTATAGATGCGCTTTACTTTGTTGCATATTTCGGGACCTAACTGCTCAAGAGTTTTTGCGTAGTCGCTACCAGTTACAAGATATACAGCATGTTCGTCACAAAAGTGTTTAAAGTACTCTCTAAACTGAGGAACTATTTCTTGTCTACTTGGCGTTAGTGTGCCGTCTACATCAAATATAAAGTTATCCATTTGATTCCTTGCAATACGCAATTTCATTTTGCGTAAACTTTTCGGTTAGGTTATACCATTCGACATAACACTCATGCTTAGTGTCAAACTCTGCATAGCGTGTTACTTTAGGTTCTTCTAATCCAACAACTGTGCTAATAACAAATAATGCCCACATTATGGATTCTCCTTGATCCAAACACATTCTGAAATATCTTCTGGTGTTGTATACATACGCTTACATTCTTCATAAGGGTGTGTAAGTGTTACTAGTAAACCACCTAATACAAACCCTGCTAAGAATGTTATCGTTAATGTAAGTTTCATACATTACTCTCCTTTTTTGGTCTGCCAGCCTTTTTCTTTTTGCCCCAAAGGGACCTAATCTCGTTTGCGTCTGTGCGAGCATTTGGTGCTAACACTGTGACTTTGTTCTTGCTTAACCATTCGTCGATTAACCTTTGATCTTCTGCTGTTCTTTCGGGTCTAGCCATTTTCTTTCTCCTTAATAATAAAGTGTACTTTAGCTACATTGCCTTTTTCTTTCTTGATGTAAAACTCTAAACCAGCATCAATAAAGATTCTTCTAAGTTCGTTAATAGTAGGATCTTGGTTAAGCACTATTTTGTCTTTCTGCTACACGCTTCCTCAACCCACTTGAGCTAAAGCGATGGTCTCGTTTATTGAAGTATAGATCAATATCACGTCTACGGCAAATATCTTTGCCTGTGAAGTCTTTATCTCTATACTCCTCTCCCAGTATTCTAACATCAATATGATACATTGTTAAAATATCTTCTAGATCCTGTTCTGTACCATATGGAACTATCTCGTCTACATAACCTACTGCTTTTAGTTGTGTATAACGTTCAACAATAGTTTGTATAGGAGCGTTTTTTTCTGCTCTATCTTGACTAGGGTCTACTTGTAGTCCGCAGATCAAATATTCACACTGCTCTTTTGCTTCACGTAACATTTGTACGTGCCCTGCATGCAATAAATCAAATGTTGAACAGGTAAAACCTACTTTCATTCTCTATACTCCTAATATTATAATACAGTATTTAGGTTAGTTTGTCAACCGATAAATACTTTATGAACGATGCTTTTACTAATGCCTTCTTTGGTATAGTTAGAGAAGCTCAGGAAACATCGGGCTATGAGTTGCCGGTGCATCTTGAGCATTATGTTGTTATGGTACTTGCAGTACACATAGATAAACCTAACTGGCATCCTGAAAACTCTTTTGCAGAAGCATATTTAAAAATCAACAATAGATCAAATGCAAAAGAACTTGGTGATACTTGCCTTTTTGTTTCTGGTGTGTTTCCGTCTTTTGGATCTAACAAAGGACTTCCTAGATCATATTTCCAAAACATAGGTAAAACCTCTTACAGCCAAGTTACAGGTGAGCTTTTTAACGACCTATCAAACCATTTCGAGTTTCTTAGTGATTTTATTAATATCAGTTTACATTCAAAAAAGATAACTAATCTCCAAAGTCAAACAAACTGTTAAATGTATTATGTTGTTTTGTATCCTCTAATGGATAGTCAAGCACACCGATTAAGTTGTCTAACTTATTATCAATAATAGTTTCAGCCATAGCTGCATCGTCAAATGGCAGTTCTTTAAACCACTCTGGCAACCGCAACTCATCTGTCGGATATGCAACACTTGTATAGCCCAGCGGATTCTGCTTGAGCTTGCAAACAATAACTTTCATACCGTCTACAATCTCTTGCGAGTACTTGTCACCATTCATACGTTTTAGTGTGTTCCAGTTAATGCTTGCTCTTACATGTCCAGGCATATTTGCTTTACCTTGTTTCTGCTCAAGACGCTGATAGTGTCCAATCTTGTTTGCACGTTTAGGCGAACCTTTTTCATGTCCTGGACGTTCTTCAAACTCTTTACGGAACTCTGTAATACGTTCTAATACTTGTTCTTGAGGCTTGTCAGTAAGAACCATAAGTAATAGTTCACTTAGAAACTCTTGCATGAACACAGGTGTGTCTGATCTACGCAAGTCCAAGCCCATTGCTTTTACTTTGCCTGGCTTGCCATCTGTGTCTGCTCTAAAGCCTTCTAAGTCGATAACAAGAGCCGCATAACGCTTCTTAGTAATATACAAACCTGACTGTGCAACAATCTCTCTACCTGCCGCAATAACATCTGAACGACTCTTTGGACAGTGAAATGCTTTTGCCATAAAGTCTGTAAATGTTGTATTTGCTTGTTCTGCTACTTGGTCATAAAGTGTAATACACTTGTCAATGTTCCAATCAAGACGTCCTGCTTCTACATCATCTTTAAGCACAGGCCACGCACTAAAGTACACAGAGTCAGTGTCGCCATAGATAACACTTTTACCTACGTGATCATATTCGCCTGTGATAACTTTGTTTACTTCTGCACTCATATGCTTAACAATCTGTCTACCAGTAAGTGTAGTTGACTGTCCTATACGTTTGTCAAAAAATCTGCAACCAGGATTAAGAATGGCCCCATAAAGAGAGTTAAGATTAATCTTTTTAACAAGTTGTCGTTTGTCCCAAAATGCAATCTCCGCTTCATTGCCAGCGTCTTTTGCCTTCTTGAGCATCTTCTGTAGATCTTTTCGTTCTGCATACCACCTCTTTAGAATACCAGGAATAACTCCTTCAAACTCTGTTGTAAATATTGTGCCGTTTGCACTTAGCATCCATGGCATATTACTGTCGAATATAAGTTGATGAATCTCTGCACCACTTAGTACATCTGAACGTCCATCTTCCCAGTCGATAGTTAGTGCAACGTCTTTGCGCTTTTCCATAACCATATCGTATTCTTCAACATTGAAACGTCCTTCCCAACTGCCTGCAAAGCTCTTTTTCTTCAGCGTCATATCTTCGTGTACACGGGCATCTGAAATCTCAGGACGAAGTTGTCCTACAATAGTTTCTGGAGCCATGTTGAGCGCACGAATCACCGACGGATACAGTGAGTTCAAGTCCATTGAACCAATATACTTGTGTAAGCCTTTTTTCGGAAATGCAACATAAGCACCTGCGGCTTGTGTATTTTCGTCATCACGTCTTGGACGATTAGGAACTTGTAGTCCTCTATGATGTGCTTCGTTAATAATAGCTTGCTCTGTAACAGCAACAGCACCCATAGTGGTCTGTAGCAAAACCGTATTTGCATGAGCCAGCTCATTACTTAGGTCAATAAATCTTAGTTTTTTGTCCAGCTTGTCCAGTAGTGCGGTATCTTGTATGTTGTATTCGATGAACTTTCTAAAGTCATTGTTGTACAACTGGTCCAAAGTGCCTTCATAAGGAACTTT